CCGGTCCAGCCTGCACCAACACAGCCTTGCCAGTTCCCTCTGTCACAGATTGCTTCTCGACGTCTCTAGCAGCGAAGGCGTTTCCTCTTCCTGAGAGACCCAGTCTAGCATCTTCCAGACCGGTAATGATCGCAGGGAGTGCCAGCAGACCGTTCCCACGAAGACGGAGATCGGACAGCGGGGGCAGACCGGGGATCTTGAGGACGGCCGATCCCTGGACGCTGACAGAACCCGTCCCGGAGGCGGGCATCGATCTGCCGATGAAGGCAGAGCCGTCAACAACGGTGGCCCCCGTCCCCGTTACGGGGAGGGTGACCCTCAGCGTGATGCTGCCATCGGTAGAGGTGGTGCCCGCAGCAGCGAGCGCCCTCGTCACCCTGAGTTCCGCAACCCCACCCGTGGACACACTGCCGGTAGCCGTGAGAGGCTTGACGGTGCGTATAGCTGCTGAACCAGTCGTGGTGGAGGATCCACTTGCCGTGATGGGGTGAGTAACGGCCCCGATAGAGATGGAAGCCGACCCGGCAGTAGTGGTACTACCCGATGCGGTGAGGGGGCGACGTGCGTTGGCAGCGGCGGAGCCGGTGGTGGTGGTAGTACCGGATGCGGTGATGGGACGACGGACGGCGATGGAGACGGAGCCCGAAGTCGTGGTAGAGCCAGATGCCGTGAGCCGTCTGACGACCAGGATGTTGGCGCTACCCGTGGTGGTGACGGACCCGGAAGCTGTGATGGGGCGCTCTTGCGGGCCCTCTCCTGGGATGGCGATGGAGACGCCACCATCGACGGTCGTGCTACCAGAGGCCGTGATGGGACGTCGTGCGACGATGTTGGCAGAGCCAGTTGTGGTCGTGCTGCCGGAGGCAGTGAGACCGTGAACGACACGGAAAGCGGCGGAGCCCGTGGTCGGTGTGCTGCCTGATGCCGTGATGGGCTTGCGTGTACGGATATCTGCTGATCCGGTGACCGTCGGGCTACCCGATGCCGTGAGAGAGTTGGTCTCCTGGAGGGCGGCGGAGCCAGTAGTGGTGGTCGACCCCGAAGCTGTGATGGGGCGGGGGATCGTGATGTTGGCGCTACCGGTGGTGGTCGTGCTACCAGATGCCGTGATGAGGCGTGGAATAGTGACGTTGGCAGAACCTGCGGTAGTGGTGGTACCGCTAGCAGTGAGGGGGCGGCGTACGACGATGTTGGCAGAGCCGTCGACGGTGACAGCGCCCGAAGCGGAGACAGTAAGGGCCCCCGCCAGCTCAATGGCAGCAGAACCAACGGTCGTGGTGCTACCAGATGCGGTGACTGGTCGGGTGGCTCCGATGTTGGCGGAGCCATCAGTTGTGGTGGTACCAGAAGCCGTGACTGGCTTACGTGTACGGATGTCCGCACTACCGGTGGTAGTGGTGGATCCTGATCCTGTGAGGGGGCGACGGGCATTGACAGCGGCAGAGCCGGTGGTGGTCGTGGTACCTGATGCCGTGACCGGCCTGACAGCCAGGATGTTGGCAGAGCCAGTTGTCGTCGTGGTGCCAGAAGCTGTGATGGGATGGCTTGTACCTCCACCAGAAGACGTTGTAGCGGACGCCTCGTTAGATGGACCAGAGAGGCGCTCGATAGCAGCAGAGCCCGTTGTGGTCGTACTCCCTGATGCAGTGAGACCATGAACGACACGGAAGGAGGCAGAACCATCCGTGGTCGTAGACCCAGAGGCAGTGATGGGATGGTACGTCGCCCCCGAAGGGATGAGGTCAACTGTCAGTGCCCCCGAGTTGGCACGCAGGACGACAGGAATAGCCATGGGCTAATCCCCCGGTGTGAAGTTGGCGGAGCGACCTAGGTGGGTGTCGTCTTCGTAGCAGACAACGTACACGTCTTCGGTGTCGAACGGAAGCGTAACCGTGACGCTGCCGTCACCGACACGTGACAGGGAGCGCAGATGAGTGTCATCTACTGCTGAGTACACATCGACCTGCACAGTGCCCCCAGCAGAGCCCGAGATGATGATGGTCGAGGACCATGTGTGTGCGTACCATGTAGCAAGCATGGAGTAGTTGGCCTGGATAGCAGCAGAGTTCTGCACCTGCCACTGACGAGCAACTTCGATGTCGAAACGATCGGTCTCAACTTCGAAGTTGGAACGACGCCAAGCACTACGAGAAGCGCCCCAGATGACGTTTGGTCCTTGGAACTCGTTGTCAGTTGCGTAGACCCCAGCGTAGAGACTCTCCCACCCTTCGCCCTCCCCTTCACCGGCCTGGTGCTCGACATCAACAGAAATGCCACCTGTACTCATCGCACCAGCGTGGAAGCGCAGCTCCAGGCAGGCCCCGACCAACCAGTAGTCGGTCTCAGGAATAACGGCCGCAGCTACAGTTCCTGTTGTGCGTGCCACAGTTGAGGCAGCATTGGAATCAGATGCACGGATCAACCGTGCACGTGTCTGAGAGTGAGCCCCTACACCAGCCGTGGCCTTACCGGAGGTGTAGTTCAGGATCATGCACCCAGCAAGGTTCCACCACACGCCAGCAGCGGAGGCGTAGATCCTCAACTCGTAAGCATTACTTCCCCTGGCCAGGGTGGCGAATGCGGCCCCGTTCTGCCCCCCAGCGTCTATACGGTGCGTGACAGTGATAACTCCCATCTCAAACGACGAGCTTCCGACCATCGTGTACGCAGTGTTCGCCTGAGCCCCACAGGCGACGTTGATCGTGCCAGCAGCGGGGGCCGCAGAGTTCATGGTGAGAACAACCGCCGACTCCTTGAGCGTGACCGGACCTGGCTCCTGGATGCGAATGTTACGACCCCACGACTCGGCGTCGGCAGCGGTGGTGCCTGGAATCGACCCTACGGTGTCGCTTCCACCGAGCATCAGACTGTTGTAGATCGTCGTGGACGTGGAGGCGTTGAACTCGTACGTGACCGTGATCCATCCGCCCATGCGAGCACCGACGTTGGTCAGACCTGTAGAGATGACCTCAAGCGACCGAGCAGCCGACAGGTCTTCGATGTCATCGATCCTGTAGGTGGACCAGATCGGGATGGCGTTACCTGTCAGCGCCCCCTCGTGGAACCAGAAGTCCCTAGCGGTGCCGCCGTTGATCCTGAACGACAACGTGTAGTCGGTGGCAGCCGTGGTCAGCCCCCCGTACCCGGAGAACTCAATGAACGCCTCACGAATCACCACGCTGTTCTCTGGGAAGTAGCTGCCTTCGATCGCCGGAATGGCGGTCGCCCCACCAAGAGTCTGGTAAGTGGTCGTGATGTACTGACGTGTCGATTCGATAGGGATGCGAACCGTCTTAATGTGTGTGGTCGCCGTATCGTCGTAGTCGTAGGTGATGACCAGCTTGAAGCTGTGGTTGCAGGTGGTCAGGGTCGTCTCTCGGAAACGAACCTGCCACGTGTTCGTTGTGCCAGTCCAGTTGGTGGTGAAGTACGACGTGACGTCACGAGCCCACACCTGCCCCTGAGACTCACCAGAGTTGGCAGGAGGGTTGGAGAGCGTGAGATCGTCCCACGTCACCCCGTCGGTTGAGATGCCCAGGACGGGGACCGTGCCGGTGGCAGCAGCAGTGCCTCCGTCCCTGAGGATGCAAATGAGCGCCACGGACCTGAATGCCACCACCGTCTCGGGGATGAAGATGGCGAGAGACTTGGTGACGTTGGCAGCGGAGGCGATAACCGTCAAGTCAACAGTCGTGGCAAACTCAATTGTCTTCTGTCTGGTGGTCACGAGGCTCTCCTAGTACAGGCTGGGGCCTCCGGGGTCATGCCGCCCCTATCATACCACTGATCTGACTCTGTAGTTGTACAGGGTACTGGGGGCAAGGCCCGTGTCTGAGTATGAAGTAGTGGCCACATTGCCGTTGATGACGTGCCACCCCCCATCATCTCGCTCTACTACATACCGAACTGCTGATGCCACGGCGTCCCAAGTAAGATCGATGCGATCATCATCGAACGTGGTGGCAATGAGGTTCTGCGGAATGGTGGAAGCGACGATGAGGTCGAGAGCCGACGAGCCAGTGGTGATAGTTGAGCCAGACGCAGTGATGGGATGCGAAGTGGGTCCACCACCGCCGCCCGTCTTGACGACGACCGAGACAAACTGCGCCAAGAAGTCGTCGCCCGACGACGTGACCGTGCCGCCATCCCAGGTGCCTGCCGACACCCCTTCCTCGTACATGAGGCTGACAAAGGCGGCGTACCACCCCTCCGAGCCGATGTCGCCCGTGTACAGGTCGGTCAGACCCTTCGACGTTGAGGTCGCACCCGTGGAGTTGTCCCGCATTCCGAGCACAGCGATCGCCGTACCAGCAGGGGCCGAAGCCACATCAGGAATGTCGTCTGTGGTGTACCAAGTCCCAGACCCGTAGTTGGCGGTGGCGAACGTAGGCGACGACGTGTCGGCATCAGAGATGCGAATGATCCCAACCCCAGCCTCACCAGCGCCCCTGGTGAAGACGAGGTCTGGGGTGTCAGAGGCGAGCGCCCAGTACACCTTGGAGTCTGCATCACCCCAGCTGCTTTCGCCGTCGAGGTATGTCCAGTCGGCGGGGGTGCTCGGAACAGGGTCGCCGCTGTGGAACATGACGACGGCGAGCAGGATGCCGCCTGTTCCACTCGGAAGGGTCGCCGTGATGTTGCCGCTGCCGTATCCGACTTGCGTGTATGTGGCGGTGACGGCCATCAGTTACTGCACTCTCAGGTGACGATGATGTTGTCCCAGTGCCAGGTGTGACCTACGGGAACGCCGTCCTTGTCGGGCGTGTAGTTGTGGTCCTTGAAGATCACCACGAACTCGGACGGGAACGAACCGGGGAACGTCTCGGTACGAACACCTCCATAGTTGACGGTGACAGTCCCGTTGCTGTTCTCGGTGATGGAGAATGGGATGCGAGTCATCTTCGACTCGCACGCCCCAGACGACTGGAACAGGTCCCACGACTGACCGCAAGTCTTCTGCCAACCAGAGAAACGGTCCTGACCGCCAGCGTGGATGTTCACGGTGTTGCCAAACGCACCATTACCGACAACGATGGCAGACGACGGGTAGCCAGGCAAATGCGCCGGATCAGGAGACAGCCACGTCTGCACCGCACAGTACCGGCAGCCAGGGAACCCTGAATCATAGGACGCGGGAACGATCGCAACCTCCCACCACTGTCGGGCGCCGAGATCCGTCACATTGACATCCCAGGACACCTTCGTCTCGGTCGTGAACATCTGGTTGGGGCGGAACCAGCCGACCGAGTAGCCGGACCAGTCACCGACCGCGGTCATCAGGTGGTCCCTACACAGGTAGAACGAGGAGCTGGGGTCCGCACCGAACACGGTGCGCTGCGTGTCGGGCGCACCGCACGCCAGGTCATGGTCGGCGGACACGGAGCCCGAGGCTGAACCCTCACGGTTCCACACGTTGCGTTCGAACCTGTCCAGACCGACGTTGCCAGTGAACGTTTCCACAAAACCTACAGAAACGACAGGAGGTGTCGTAGTAGTGGGCGGAGGTGTCGTAGTAGTGGGCGGAGGTGTCGTAGTAGTGGGCGGAGGTGTCGTAGTAGTGGGCGGAGGTGTCGTAGTAGTGGGCGGCGTCACCACAGGAGACGTGCAAGATGGTGGGACAAGGATGCCCCTACCTGCGTAAGCAGTACCACGGTTGTTGAAGTCACGCAGAACGGTCGATGAACAGGTGAACCCGTTCGACTCGATGATGCTCGTCCAGGTATCACCAGCAGTGAGAGTGACGTACTTCAACTCTGAAGCGGGGGCGGCAGGAGTGGAGGCGACTGCCACGCCCCCAAGCAGGACGGCGAGAACGGCAAAGACCGACAAAAGGCGTCGAGTCATCAGTCAGCCGTCATCACGAGAGCGCCGATGGCAACCGTGATGCTGTCCCCGTTGGCTGGGTCCTTCGCTACGTCTGCTGTCCAGTAGGCAAGCACGTTGCCCGCTGTAGAGGCGTCCATGAGCTGCAAGTGAGTCACGTTGCCCAGGTCGGACGAGAAGGGGCCGAACGTGATGAGGTTGGAGTTGCTCGTGGACGCAGGGTCACCAGAGGGGGCGGTCCAGGTCACAGACTGGCGGCTGTAGCCGTTGGTGCCAGCCGTAGTAACTTCGGTACCACCGGCCGAGTCGGTCGGGGCGGTCGTGCACAGAGCGAGGTAGGTAGTCTGTGCCGTCTGCGTTGCACGCCCTGTGAGGGCATCGAGCATCTTGTTGGCACCAGCGGTGTTGGGCTGTCCAGGCATTGGGTTACATCCTTGGGTCTACGGGCGTTTGAATCCTATGTTACCAGAGTTTAGGAGACTCTGATGATGTTACGGACGTACCTAGAAGCGGGGAGCAAAGATACGGGGAGTCCCCCTCCGGTCTCCCCAGTGGGGGTGACGTCGGCGGGAGAAGTGGTGGAGGCAGACTGAGATACCGTGCTACCAGAGTGCGACACCACGGCTACCGGGTGGGTGTGGGCGTTCTCGGGGGAGGTCAGACCGGAAGTAACCAGGGCGGCGTCCGTGTGTTGCAGGACCATGCCGCCAGCAAAGGTTGGAGGGACGGAGCCTCCGGGGGCGATGTACCCGGTGATGTACACAGGGTTGATCCCTACGTCGCTGTATGTAGGAACGCGCAAGGCGGGGTTGAGCCCAGCATTACCATTCACGGTGAAAGTACCGGGGCCGTGAGAGTGGGCTCCTGCGGGCGATGTCGTGGCGGTGTGCCCATGATCGATCCCGTGAGTGTGCGCGTAGGTGTGGCTGTGCGGGTTGGGGTGCGTGTGCGGGGGGAGCTGGTTGGTGGCCAGGGTGACAGTGTCGTTGCCGAAGGCGTCGCCAACGAGAGCGGTGCTCGACGTGCCACGCTTGTACACCCCGTTGTAGTTGGGCATCAGGAATGTGCTGCCAGAGCCCCCGTGCTCATACCCGTAGATCGAGAACAGCGTAGCGTACGTGGTGGTGGAGAGACCTTGTCCAAGAGGCTCAGCGAAGTTGGCGGGGACGGCGGCAGCCGTAGGCCACTCGACCATCGCACCGATGGGGACGTGTAGCCCCACATCCTTGGCAAGACCGACCCAGTCACCGCTGGCGAGCCTGACGTACACACCGGAGGCGGTGCCCTCGGTAACAGCAGTATTGCTCTTGAAGTAGAGGTTACCGGCCCCTGTGCCGACACCGCTGTTGGGGGCCGAGGTCCCCTGGAGCACGATGCCGGAGGACAGCATGGCCCTCTTGTCGAGGATGCGGGACGTGGTGATCGTCCCAGAGCCAGTGCGGTAGATCGCAGCGATGACCACATCGGTATCCAGGTCAACGTGCTGGGCAGCGTTGAAGGTACCGGTGATGACGTTCCTCGACTTGGGGAACGTCGGGTTGGTTGCGCTGTTCGTACCAGAGATGGTGACGAGCGCCGCTACTCCCGCTGTAACCCTGGCAATGATCAGGTCAAACCTGTTGTCAGCGGGGGCGGCGGGCAGTGCGTACGTAGAGGAAGCACTGACGGCATACGCAGAGCCCTTCAGGGCAATGACACCAGCGGCAACGTTGACGTTGACAGCGGAGCTGTTGCTCGTAACCGTCAGACCGCTAACGACACCGGAGCTGCCGGTGTTGCCCATGATCTCGAAATCGAGAGAATCGGGCTCTGCCTGGTCAAGTGCTGCGTACTTGTTCCCACCCGTCGTGTCTGTGGCGTTGGGAATGATCAGCATTGAAAGGCTCTCCTAGTGACGGGCTTCAAGGTAAAGTATAGCCTCCCTGAGAAGGCTGGGGGCATCTTTGAAGTTACCCAGCCCCTGGTTGCAGCTACGACACAGAAGGCCCCGAACACACTTGCCGCAGGACTTACTCCCAGGACAGCATGTGTGGTCGTGATCGACATGAAGACGATGCTCGGGGCCGTCACGTACCCCGCAGATGGCACAGCCTTGAGATGCCAGGGCATCAAACTGTTCCTCAGTAAGGCCGTAAAGCCCCTTCAGATTCGCCTTGCGACGATAAGCTCGCAACTTGTCAGGGTTAGAAGCCCGCCAGGCATTGGTGGCCTTCTTGCGACGCTCAGGATTGCGCTCAGCCCAAGACTTGACCGCCGCGGTGGCCCTCTCTTTGTTGGCGTAGTAGTACGCCGAGGAGGCGGCACGAGAACATTCCTTACACCTCTTTTGCAGACCATCATGAGAGCGGATATTACGTCCGAACTCCTCAATGGCTTTCTCCACCTTACACGTGCAGCAGGTCTTCATCCTGCCAGTGTATCGTAAAGCTACTTAGATTGTGTCGTAAATGTTGGAGTGAGCCTTGAGGTAGTCGAACAGGTCGACGGGGAGATCGTAACGCTGTCCGTCAGCGAAGTCCCAGACCTGGGAGCCCCAGTACATGGTCCAGGTGCCCTTGACTCGGACACTCTTGGTTGTCGGCTGAGCGGTTACCACCTGAACGGTAGCGACCTCTTCAGCGACGGGAAGGGGGGCGGAGACTTCTTCGGCCTCTTCGACCTGAAGCAGCTCTACGGGTGTTGCTTGACGTGCCATGAATGACTTCTCCAGTGTAATGATGTGTGTATGACGAAGTGAGGGGGGCCGGAGCCCCCCTCACTCAGAACCAGTGGCTAGATTCAGCCGCCAGGTACCGCGCCACCGAGGGTGTTCAGGATCACACGCGACTCGTGCGTGATGACACCGAAGCCCCAGATGGAGTACCAAGCGAGACCGTGCTCACGACCGAAGTCGATGACGCCACCGTCACGCAGCTCAACCGGGAGGCTGATGGCGTGACCGAATGCGTTGTCACCGATCATGATCGAGGAGTACGAGAAGGTGTTGGGGGCCTGGTTGCCACCCGTACCTGCGTCGATGTCAGCCGGGACCGTGAGGCCCTGAGCAACCTGCGTGGTCTCGATGAAGACGACGTCGTAGATACGACCGATCTCGCCGAGCATGAAGTTGCCGGGGGCGGCGTACTTCGTGACCTCGATGAACTCGGGCCAGTCACGCAGCGAGCGGGACTGTGCCGGGTGCACGAAGCAGACGTAGGTGTCGCCGAGGCGAGGGATGTTCTGGCTGGACAGAACCTGGACGGCGTCCTTGACGGAAGCCGGGGACAGGTAGCCAGGCGAGGCTGCGGTACCAACGGTACCTGCGGCGTACGGGGCGAAGGAGCCACGGGCCGAAGCAGCGGTGCGACCGAACACGACGTTCGGAGCTACGGCTGCGCCGCCACCGAACGGTACGCCGTTGGCGTACAGGGTGTTGCGAGCCTGAACGTCCATCGACTGGGCCATGTGACGGCCGAGCAGACGAGAGGAGGATGCCATGACGTCATCGAACGATGCGTTGAGCAGAAGCTCGGTCACAGCGACGGCCTTGCCGTGCTCCTTGACGG